AGTTAAAAATTTATGATTGAGGTGAAAGAAAAAAAGAATACTCAATATTTTACTCAAGATACTGAGGATGCAATTGTATTATATAATAGCCTCATAGACCAAACAGAACGAGATATTTTATATAGAACTCGCATACATTATGCTTTTTTTAAATTAACAGAAAATATTATTCATACTTTTAAGTTTTATTATACAGAAGTAGATAATATTGAAGATTTACAACACGAGGTAATTACATTTTTACTTTCTAAATTACATTTATTCAACCCAGAAAAAGGAGCTAAAGCATACTCATATTTTGGAACAATTGCTAAACGTTATTTAATTAATAGTAATAATAAAAATTATAAAAAACGAGTTGAAAAAGCACCTGTTAGTGAGATAGAATCAAATGAAAATTTTTCATATAGAATAGATGAAGGTTCAGAAAGTGATAAATTAATTAACTTTATTGATCAGTATGTAGAGTATTGTACTGATAATATTAATGAACTGTTTCCTAAAAAAACAGATGCTCAAATTGCTGATGCTATTTTAGAGTTATTTCGTAAAAGAGAAAATATAAATGTATTTAATAAGAAAGCATTGTATATATACATCCGTGAAATTATTGACGCTAAAACACCTAAAATTACTAAAATAGCTGATAAATTATATGATATATTTAAACAGCATTATTATTTTTATTTAGAAAACGGATATACAAATTTCTAATGTCCATATTTATAAAAAATAAATATTATGGAAGGTTTAGATAATATAGTGTTTGGTGGTAAAAAATTCTCTGATATTTTAGAAGAGATATATAACAACCAAAAGAAAAAAGATAAACAGATATCTGCTTTAATAGCAGAATTAAAGCCACTTGTGCAATCAATGGGTGATGCTACTTTAATTGTTCCATTAATTAAAGAATACTTAGAGATAAGTGTTAAAAATGATGAACAATTAATTAAAATGGCTACAATTATCCAGCGTGTAATTAATAATTCATCAACTAATACTGATGGTGGATTTGGTATTTCTGAAGAAGAAAAAGCACAATTACTAGCGGAGATAGATAAATTTAAAGGAGAATAACATGCCTAATATTAAATTTGGGGCTGTAGGATTAACTAATATTGTATATACAGCTCAAAATGCTGCCATAACTAACACTAATTTTCAGAATGGAGGAGTTATACTTGTAGCTAGAGTAAAACATATTATTCTAGATGAAAATGATCCTGAGTTTAAAAATTATGGTGAATGGAATGGTATTGGGACTATATTTTGGGAGCCAATAGATAGACCTCAAGAAGGATATAATAATCTTTTATTTGCTGTACCGTTTTTTTCTAACATAAAAAATTATCCCTTATTAAATGAATTAATTTATTTATTACAATTACCTAGTAATAATATATCAACTAATATAACAGATAATAATTTTTATTACTTCCCACCATTAAATATATGGAATAGCCAACATCATAACGCTATGCCAGATAATCCTCAATCATCTAACCAATCAGAAGACTACGACTCAGCGTATCAAGGTGAGGTTAGAAGACCTGAAGATAATAGTTCTGATATAAATTTAGGTGATACTTTTAAAGAAAAATTAAAAATAAATCCTCTTTTACCTTATGAAGGAGATATAATATATGAAGGTAGATGGGGTAACTCTATACGCTTAGGATCTACAGTTAAGAATGCTTATACTCAAAATGAGTGGTCTAAAGAAGGAGAAAATGGAGATCCAATAACTATCATAAGGAATGGTCAAACTGAATATGATAGTGACCCATGGGTACCCCATACTGAAGATATTAATAAAGATCTATCAGATATATGGTTAACATCAACTCAAAAATTACCTATCACTCCTAGTAGTAATTTAACTGATTCATATGCTAAATCTAAAGCCCCTGAAGACCTAAGAGAATACTCAAAAAACCAAATAGTTTTAAATTCAGGGCGTTTAGTATTTAATGCTAAAGATGATTCTATAATCTTAGGAGCAAATAAAACAATACATTTAACCTCAAATGAATCTGTTAATATAGATACTGAGAATTATATAGCTTTAACATCCCAAAAAGTATATTTAGGTTCAAATGAAGGAGCTGAGTATGATAGTAATAACCCATCTAATGGGGATATTAATTTACAATCTTTAGTTTTAGGAGAAAAATTAAATGAGTTACTTAAAGAAATATCAACTTTTCTTACAGAAGACCTAAGCCCAGCTTTTTTAAAAGCATTAGTGATAGTACAAGGTTTACCTACCCCAGTAGGTAGTTTAGTATCAAAAGCTTCTAAAACTAAGAAATTAGGTGAGTCAATTAAAAAATATGTAGATGATAGAACATTATTATCTGATAAAGTTAAAACAATAAAATGAGTGATAGTATTCAATCATATTCTGTAATATTTGGGAAAATAGTAGATTCTAAAGGAAATCCACTTTCGGGTGTAGGAGTAACTTTAACTCTTTCTGGATCTATAACACCACCTAAATCTTTATCTTCTTCATCTTCGAATGATGGTTCATTTTCATATAGAATGCCATCAACAGATGTTGATCCTAAAAATACTAAATTATTATTTACTAAAGAAAATTTTAAAGTAAAAGACGTTAATAGAATACAAGAATCATCTAGATCAGAAAAAAATAATGAGATTGAGATTTTATATGAAATCCCAAGAATAACTCTACGCCCTGGTCCAGATATGAAAGAAGTTTTACAAAATAAAGTAAAAACTGATTTAGCTGTAGTTGGGAAAGGTATAACAGATAAACAAATAAAAGAAGATTTTCAAACTAAAATAGCTAATAATATTAATAATAAATTAGATAATACTAAACAAATATTATTACCATATGTTATTAATATATTAATGGAATTTGGTCCCACAGTAGCTCAACAAGTTATAGATAAAAATATGGATCCCAATTCTTTATCTTCAATTACTACTTGCCCATTACCTTCTACTTTAGAAGAATTAATTATAAAAAGAAATAATTTAGTACAACAGCTAAATAATTCATATGAAAGTATTACAAGAGCAACTAAAGCTTTAAATATAAGTGAGAAAGTTGTAAAAGCAATTCAAGTTGGTTTAACATTATATCAATTAAATCCATACCCAACTACAGGAGTTCCACCTTTAGGATTACCACCCTTAACAGCGGGTCAAATAGTTGTGATAAACATCTCAGTTGCTATACTCCAAACTTTATTATCTGCTTCTAAAGTAAATATAGATGTTTTAACTATATCTTTGGGTGAATATGGGTATTTTTTAGCTTTATTATTAGATTATTTAAATCAAATAGATACATTATTACAATTCTGTGCTTCTCAACCTCCCGTGACTGAAACAACAATAGGTTTAACAGCTGATCAAGTACAAGAATTATATGCTGCCTCAGTTTTATCTACTTCTGGGTCAGGAGGTGCGGCTGGGACAACTGGAGCAACTGGAACAGCAGGTGCTTTACCCCCAACTGCTTTAAATTTTGAACAAGTAAATAACCAAATTAACGCTTTAGCTAACTCAGCTATTAAAGCATCTCAAACTGCTGGTAGTGGAAATACGTATAAAGGATTTAAACTTGAATTAAAAATAAATGAAAAGAACACAAGCAAATTTATCCAGCGTTATGCTCAAGCAGTAAATGTACAAGGTGTTCCTGTTTTAAAAACAGAACCTTCATTTGCTTCTGATCCTCAAATATTAATAGATCAATTAAAATTTATAATAGATTCAAATCCTAATTTAACAGCTCAATAATCAAATATTTATAATCATATGAAAATCGATATTTTAAAAAAATTAATTAAAGAAGCAGTACGTGAAGCAATTCAAGATGAATTAAAAGATATTCTACTTGAAGCAGTTAAATCACCTAAAACAATAGTACAAGAATCATATACTGGTACTCCATTCTTAAACCAACCAGTAATGGCTACTGGTCCAACAACATCAACTGTAAATCATGATGTTAGACGTAACTTAAGAAATATGATTGGAGGTGAATTTGATACTGTTATTACTGCTAATTCATCACATGCTCAACCTGCTTATACCCCTCCACCTGTTAACACAGCTGGTGAAGGATCAAGTTTACCTGGTGGTGAAGTAAGTTTAGATCAAATAATGGGCATAATGGGTGGTAAATAATGGCTTATAGAATACCAAATAAAAATCCTATTGATGTTGGCTCAAGAGTAGCTATTGGAGTTTCTATTCCTTTTAATACTCCCCAAGTTTTTACTCAAACATATACTACTCAAGATCAAATAAAATCTAATATAATCAATTATATTTTAACTGATAGAGGAGAAAGAGTATTTAACCCTACATTTGGTAGTAATATAAGAGCTTCAATATTTGAAAACATCACTCCAAATTTATTAAAAAATCTAGAAACAACCTTAAATAGTGATTTATCAGCCTATTTTCCTAATGTTAATTTCGCTGATGTTAAAATTACTCCAAATTATGATGAAAATAGTATTTCTATAGAAATAAAATATTCATTATATAATGGTCCTATTAATGATATTAATATAATTATATAACATGGCTGATCAAAAAGTAAATATAAATTACCTAAATAAAGATTTTAATCAATTTAAGACATCCTTAATTGATTATGCTAAAACTTATTTCCCAACAGTATACAATGATTTCACACCATCCTCACCTGGGATGATGTTTATAGAAATGTCTGCATATATTGGAGATGTTTTATCATTTTATTTAGATAACCAAATCCAAGAGACATTTTTACAATATGCTCGTAACCAAAGCAATTTATATTCACTCGCATATACTATGGGTTATAGACCTAAAGTAACATCAGTATCAACAGTTAATATAGATATCTATCAACAAGTACCAGCTAGTGGTAATGATCCTGATTACAATTACGCCCTATTAGTAAATCCTAATACAGTTGTAGCTTCTAATGCTTCGTCCCCTAGTTATTTTTTAATACAAGATTCAATAGATTTTTCTTTTTCAAGTTCATTTGATCCAACAGAAACTACATTATATAGAACTTCTCCAGATTATTATCTTTTAAAGAAAACAAGAAAAGCAATATCGGCTGAAATTAAAACCTCTACTTTCACATTTGGAAGTCCAGAAAAATTTCAAACTGTAGATATCAATGACTCAAATATTATAGGAATTTTAGATATAGTTGATAGTGATGGAAATACTTGGTATGAAGTACCTTATTTAGCCCAAGAGACTATTTATGATACTATTAAAAATACTAATGTAAATAATCCTACTTTATCATCTGATGGAGATAATACTCCATATTTACTCCAACTTAAAAAAATCCAACGTAGATTTGTAACTAGATTTTTAGATACTACAACATTGCAACTTCAATTTGGGGCAGGCACTAACACTTCAAACACTGATGAAGAAATCATCCCTAATCCAGATAATGTAGGTTTAGGCTTACCTTATAAGCAATCAAAGTTAAACACAGCATTTTCTCCATCTAACTTTTTATATACAGACACTTATTGTATAGCACCATATAATACTACTTTAACAGTGAGATATTTAGTTGGAGGAGGATTACAATCTAATGTAGACGCTGGATCATTAACTGTCTTACCAAATAAAAACACTAACTTTAAATTTATTAACACTAATCTTAACTCAGTAACTGCTCAGTATGTTTATGATAATATATTAGCTAATAACCCTTTAGGAGCAAGTGGTGGTGGCCCTGGTGACTCAGCTGATGATATTAGATTAAAAGCTCTAGGTACTTTTATAACTCAACAAAGAACAGTTACTCAAGATGATTATTTAGTTAGAGCATTATCATTGCCTTCTCAATACGGTACAATAGCTAAAATTTATATTGAACCTGAAAAAATCTCATCATTATTACCAGGAGAAACTCCATCAATATTAAATATGTTTATTTTATCTTATGATAAAGATAAAAAATTAACTGCGTCCTCAGCCGCTTTAAAACAAAATTTATCAACTTATATCTCACAATATAGAGTGATAAATGACTCAATTAAAATAAAAGACGCGTTTATTATTAATATAGGTGTGGATTTTGAAATAACTATTTTACCTCAATATAATAGTAATTTAATATTAGCTAATTGCATAACAGCTTTACAAAATTATTTTAATATAGATAAATGGCAAATTAATGAACCTATATTAATAAAAGATTTATTTATTCTTTTAGATAAAATTGAAGGTGTTCAAACTGTTAAAAATGTTAATATAACTAATAAATCTGGTGCTCTTTTAGGATACTCTCAATATAATTATGATATTAAAGGAGCAACTCAAAATAATGTTATTTATCCAAGTTTAGATCCAATGATATTTGAAGTCAAATATCCTAACACTGATATTAAAGGTAGGGTTGTAACTTTTTAATTTTTATATTTATTAATATATGGCTATTTATAAACTATTTCCTACTAAAGATGCTACTATCTATTCTAGATACCCTGCCAAAAATACAGGATTAGACGAGATATTAGATGTAAGTATTGAGGATGCTCAAACTAGTGGTAACCCTCAAGCGAGCAGATACTTAATACAATTTTCATCTACAGAGATAACAGATGTATTAACCAATAAAGTTGGTAATTCATCTTGGAGTGCTTCTCTAACTAATTATTTAGCATATGGAGATGGTTTAAATATAGATACTACTTTAGATTTTTACCCAATATCTGGATCATGGATAATGGGAACAGGAAAATTCGCTTATTCTCCTGAATATACAAATGGTGTAAGTTGGACTTACAGAGGAGTATCAGGTAGTAATACTTGGACTACATCAAGTTTTTCTCCATATGTAACAGCATCTTATGGTTCAGCTAAGGGTGGAGGTACTTGGTATACTGCGTCGTCTAACCTATCTATAGTGCCATATGTGACTTCATCTCAAACGTTTACTTACTTCGATGATTTCGATATTACTACTGATGTTACTAATATAGTTAAAGCATGGACTAGTAGTTTAATTGAAAATAATGGTATTATTGTTAAACAAAGAACTGAATTTGTTGATGATCCTAATTATAATATTACTTTAAGATATTTTTCAAGAGATACCCACACTATATATCCTCCAAGTTTAGATATTAAATGGAGAGACTATACTTGGAATACAGGTTCTTCAATTCAAACTATTTTAGACATAACCCCATCATTTATAGATATAGCTGAAAACCCAGGTGTATTTTATCCTGAAAGTATAAACAAATTTAGAGTAAACGCTAGACCAGAGTATCCTGTTCGAGTATGGCAAACATCTTCTTATTATACAGTAAATTATTACTTACCAACAGCTTCATATTATGCTATAAAAGACTTGGATACTAATGAGTTTGTTATTAATTTTGATAATCAATTTACTCAATTAAGTGCTGACACTACTAGTAGTTATTTTAATTTATATATGAATGGTTTACAACCTGAAAGATATTATACTATT